GTTCCGTAAAGAAGCCCGCACCGACCGACCAGATGGCGTCCGGGATACCCGAGGCTTCATCAAAGATCAGCATCATGCCGTCGTGGTTGTGAACACCGGCGTAGCTGTCCGGGTTCTCTTCCGACCACAGCTTACCCTCAGCTGCCCAGTAGCGCGTACCCTTCTTCAAGTCCCGCTCGACTAACTCAGTCAGCCACTTCGCCGGGATCAGCTTAGTCGCGCTGATCTCCCACCAGTGGCTGTTGATGATCATTGCTTGCCACTTAGTCAACTCACCCCAAGTGACCGACCGGAGCTGCGCTTCACTGTTGGCTGACACAATGACACTCGACCCGATGCGGGTCGACAGCATCCACAAGACGAGCCAGCTAACGAGGGCGGACTTACCGATGCCTCGCCCAGACGCGACTGCGGTGCGCAGGGCGTCCATGTCGAGCTGCCCCTTGTTTGTCTTGATGTGCGTGGCGATCCTGCGCAGTATCTTGCGCTGCCAGGTGCGCGGGCCTTTAAACTTAGCGAGCGGTGTGTTGGGTTGCCCCCACGGGAACGCGAACAGCACGAACGCCTCGGGGTCGTCGGCGAGCTGTGGCGCCCACAGCCGGGTCATCAGTAACTGCTCGCCCTCGGCGTCATAGATCGGCTGTTGCGCCATTATTTACCTTGCAGTCGCTTCAAGTCTTGCAGGTGGTCGGAGCCTATGAAGTACACACCTTTGGGCTGCGACAGCAGCCAGCGTTGGCGGTACTCGTTAGCTTTGTTGGCCATCTGGCGTGCAGGCGTGTCGTCAGCGTCCCACATCTCTCGCTCACCCCGGTCTAAGAACGCCGCTACGTTTTCTTTTGACGCCGGGCGCTGGGCTTCTTGCAAAAACTCCGGCCCCATGTTTTGCAGAAAAGTCGCCAAGGTTTTGCTGTCAAACTTGCGGTCTTTGAAATACCCAAACTTGTTTTGGTTTTCCAAGATGCTGTCAAATATCGTCTTGTCGCTAGGCAGCACGTCTTTCTGCTTGTTTACGTCCGTGTTGGTAAACAGCGTAAACAGAAATTCTGACGGGTACCCTTTGACCGCTTTAGCGGCTGCGTCGTCCCACGACCCTTTGTACGCTACGCCCGGCAGCTTGTCGCCGCCCGTGCCTTCGTAGTACGCGCCGTGTTGCGCAGCTTCTGCTTTGATGCGAGCAGGCAGTGTCATGGGCTCACCATGCACTTGTCCGACAAAGGTTACGCCAGGGCGCGGCGAAAAGGTTTGTAGCGGCGTGGTGGGTGCGGTGTACGCGTCAGCGCCGACTGCTTGTCGCAGTACGTTAACCGGCGTAGGTGCGAGAGCGTTCTGTGGCATGTTCCAGATACTCCGGTTTCTGTTCCGTGATCAGCCCGTCGATGACGCGGGACTGCGCCTGTTGCAGCGCCTGGGTGATACTGATCTTGTTCGTGACGTCGACGCTGATTTCCTGCCGCGCCGTCCAACCGTGGGCGTGCTGCAGGATCGCTAACGCCGCCTTGGCGTCACCATTACGGGCGGCGTCGTGCAACAGCGCAGACGCCTCCAACTCGCCGTCAGCGCGTCCCTTCTGCTCAGCCATCGTCGCCACCGGATCCATCTCGCAGAGGTGCCGGTACTCCTGCGGCAACATGCCTGCAGCTAACGCCAGTGTGTCGCCCTTCAGTCCGAGCTTAGCCGCATCGTATATAGCCTGTAGGCGCGACTCCGTGGCCTCAAGTTTACGAACCGTCAGCGGTAACGAATGTATGCCCATGGCGGCATGGTAATGGATTTTTTAAAAAAATAAAAAATTTTGTGCAACACCTCCGTGGACGTGACCGGCCGGCCGCGGGCCCCCCACCCCCCAGGTTAGTGAGCGCTCACTCTTTTTGTTGTCAGCCTGGTAAGTTAGTAAGCACTCACTAACTTTTGCCAGGTTAGTAAGCACTAACTAACTAACCTAGGTTAGTGAGCACTAACTAACCGATGTTTGCACATGTGGGTCACGCACATTGTCCACGCGAACCGGCGGCCGCGCGACCGTAAAAGTGTTAGCAAAAGAGAATCGAATCTGTGGATAACTTTTGACCGGACAAAATGTTGCTAAAAAGCTATGTGGACAATGTGGACAATCGTAGAGGCCGTTTTAAATCGCTGCGCGTGCGAGAGCGTGCGCTCATCCGGACAATCTATTAGCAGTATGATAACATTTTTAAGTTCCTAAGGTTTGATAGATTTTATTGTCCACATTGTCCACAAATAGCTAAAAGCCGCACTGTCCCTCGAATGTGGCGTGGACAATCACGCCGGTTTTCGTTGTCCACACATTTGTCCACGCTGTCCACAAAAAACCGCAAATTAGTGTAAAATAATTCTTTACACTTTTTATTTCTCTGCTATACTTTGTCTTGCAGCAAAACAATGTAGTGCAAATCAGCTGATTAAATTTTAAGCAAAGGGGTCGAAAATGTACGCACACATATACAAAGCGCCAAAGAAAACCTGGAAATTGATTATTTCCCGCAGCGCTGAAATTACCGCCGAATACGTAGTAATTGAGTACCAGGTAGAAAGCAAAACCGAAGCGAAACGAATCGCCAGAGAACACGGCGCCAAAGCTTGGAACTATTAAACCGAAACGGCCCGCGCAAGCGGGCCATCATTAGGGGAACATCATGAAACAAACAATTCTGGAAATCCTATTAGGCGCGCTCGCTTTTCTGTATTTGTGGGCTTTTCTTTTCGTTTTAATGTCATTCTAAAAACTTTTTTGAAAGTGATCCGACCATGAAAACCGTACACTTAACTCTGAAATCCAATAACGTAAAAACCGGCCCGATACCCGTTTCGACGACGTCGGCCCTATCGTGTCCGAGCGCGTGTCCGCTCAAAAGCGGCGGCTGTTACGCCGACGGCGGCCCGCTCGCGCTGCATTGGCGCGCTGTCACGGCCGGCGAGCGCGGCCTAGATTGGCAAAGTTTCTGCGACGCTATAGCCGCGCTACCGGCCGGCCAATTGTGGCGCCACAATCAGGCCGGCGATTTACCAGGCTTAGACAATTCGATTAATCCGGCCGCGCTCGATATGTTAGTGGCGGCCAACGCCGGCCGCCGTGGCTTTACTTACACTCATAAGCCGGCAACAGTCGACAATCTCGCGCAGATTAAAGCGGCCAATGCGGCCGGCTTCACGATCAACCTATCGGCCAATGATTTGACGCACGCCGACGCGCTCGCCGATACCGGCGCCGGTCCCGTCGTCACAATTCTACCGATCGACGCCGGCGCTAAAAACCGCACGCCGGCCGGCCGCCTGGTCGTCACTTGCCCCGCGCAGCTGCGCGACGATATTAGCTGCGCGGATTGTCAATTGTGCGCGCGCTCGGATCGGCCGACGATCGTCGGCTTTTTGGCTCACGGATCCGGCGCCAAAAAAGCGGAAAAAGTATTTTTCATGCAAAAGGCGGCCTAATATGAAAACAATCACAGCAAAATACGACGGATTCTGCGCGGCCACCGGCGCGCGCATATTGCCTGGGGATGTTATCCAATGGCAACGCGGCCGCTCGGTGCTATTGGAGCGAAAAGCGGCCCGTATCGATACCGTGACGTTAGTAGGTGAACATGGGCCGCGTGACTATTACCGCAACGCGCGCGGCCGCTGCATTGATGCGCCCTGTTGCGGTTGCTGCACGATATGAGCGGCCGCGGCCGCTTGCAATACGGGCTATTGGATGACGAAAACCGCGTCATTCGGTGGCTCGATTATCCGCCGGCCAATGGCCGGTATATCACTCGGCGCGTGCTAATACCGGCGCGCCTAATTCCTACAATTGAAACTCACGGCGCGGCGCGCTGGTAACTCTGGAGGGGTTAAAAAATGAATTTATATCGCTTTGAGTGCGTATTGCATATGCAAGCCGATAGCGAATCGGATGCCTGGCAAGAGCTCCGCGAAGAACTAGAGTTTTTATCTAGTCAATTTGGAAACATAATTTCATTCACAATTGAAAATTGTGATTTAACTGAAGAGGGTTAAAACATGGGCAAATTAAAGGAAGCGCTCATCGGCGCTCAGGAAACGGCCGCGCTCACCGGCGCGAATGAAGCATTACTTTGGCAAGCGCAAGCGGCCCTATCGGCCGCGCTCTATAACCTGGGCGAGCCTGACGAAGGCCTGGCAAGCGCCGAGCACGCGCTGCAGCTGCTGAATACTTATCTAATGGAGACTGAACTATGCAAACAATAATTGTCGACGGAACAACCTATAAAGTGAAATTTGATCGGGATCCGATCGAGCTCGCCAAGCTTGCGCGCAAGCCATACAAGCCCAAAAAGCCCAAAGATATCCGCAAATTTCCGCTTTGGACGCCAGCGGTATCAACGGCCGAATATATCAAGCGGTTCGATTCGCTCAATTTCCTGCAGCCGGTCGACTATATCGGCGCCAGCGCTGAAACGGCCGCTCAGTACGATCCTACAATTCCACTTTGTGAGGTTTTCAATGATGACTAACACTGCCACCGTAGCCGGATCCGATAGCCGCCGTTATCCGCACTACCTCGAGCGCGTTGACGTGCTACTGGATGATACCTGGTGGTCTATCTGGGTCGATTTCGAGCCCGCAGACCCTTCGGTCGGGCTACCGGCTACCGCTTGGCTAGTCCATGCCCATGTCGCCGAGCATTACGCCGATATTGCGGACTATCTGAGCGAATCGACCGTCAAGCGCTTGGAAAGCGAAGCGGTCGATTATCTATCGGAGGGCCGCTGATGTTCGCGCTCTTAGGATTATTGCTTGCGGCCGCACTTGCAATCGTGCTAGGTTTATAGCGCGCCACTCTCCAAGCGCGTTTCACCCTTTGACCCGCCTTTCGGCGGGTTTTTCTTTACTTGACAAGCCGAACGGCGGCCGGAACCGGTACTTGCTCGACCATGCGTCTGAGCTCTGATTTGGGCGTATCGGCGAGCTCAGGCGCGCAGAATATATGTTTCTTAGCGTCATACTCGCGTGACTTTAAGCGCCCCATGTCGACCCATCCGGCTTCTTTGAGCGCGTGTAGCAGCGCCGCTTGAGGGATTTTTACGCCAGAGGGCGCGCCATGCACAATACGCTCGCAAAGCGCGTAGAACGGGCTCGCCACCACGCCTGTTGAGAACTCACCCAAGCGCGCGCGCATCATATCGACCAAATACGATTCGGCAGTCGAGCGCCCCTGCTCGACCATAATCATCTTCGCTTCGGTTAACGGCGGCGCAGCGCCTGGATTAAATCGGCTCACGTCACGCTGATAGAGCCATCCTGCGGCGGTGGCCACGCCACCGGCGGCGTACCAGTCCCATATCGCCTGCGCGTCACGCTCGGCCATCCTCGGCGCGTCTGAGTACGTCACGAACCAGCGCCGATCGTCCGATGGCAGGCTAAGCGGCACGCGCTCATTTGAGAACGCGAGAACGAAAATGCGGTTCAGCGCCTGGTACGGGTGCAGGCCCTTGCGGTTCACCTGCAGGAACTCGGGCGGCGCTGCAATGATCGGCTTTAGATGGTTCTCGAGCGCGCGTCGATCTTTTGCTTCCGCTTGGCGCAGCTCTTCGAAGACCATTACCTCGGACTCGAGCGCGTAGCCCCATTGCGACATAATCTCTTCGTTGCGCACGATCGACACGTTGGCGAGCGACTCGCCACCGATACCCCATAACAGCGGTTGCCACATAGTATCTTTGCCCGAGCCCGGGTTACCGATGTGCAGCACCGCGTGATTGATCTTTTTGTTCGGGTTCTGCAGCTTGTAGGCCATCACGTTTAGCACATGCTCGCGCTCAGACACGTCCGGGATCATCCGCTCGACATGCTCGAGCCAGACGCGCGGGTTACCAGTAGCCGCCGCCGGTCGGTGATCAATCCAGCGGTTACCGTACACCTGCCCCTCACGCGCCACCTGAACGCTCTCGCCTGCGGCGTAGGTGATACCGGCCAACGTGAGCGCGCCCAGCTTCTGGCGGTTCTCATCAAAGCAAACGGACGCTTCAATCCGGCGCTTGTAGCGGCTCGGGTGAATCGAGAAACAGGTCACATGCCGGTAGAGCGCATTGAAGGTACTGCGCGCGACTTCCCGGCGGTCGTGCAGGTCGAAGTACGCATCCTCGGACTCGATATACGCGTAGCGGGTATACCAGTCGGCCTTTTCGACCCGGTCGCGCTGCTTTTTCTCAACATCGGCGATTATCTCGGCCGCGGTATCGGGAAATGCTTCGGTCGGTGTTAGTTGCGACAACGTGTGGCTCATCGTCTGCGCCAGCAGCTCGTCACGCAGCCCAGGCGCGTGCTTGGGGCCGCCATTGGCCGCGACCCAATCGAGGAACACGTTCGAGTCCAAGTCGATGCAGTGGCTGTGCAGGCAGCAGTAAGAACGCGTAGCAGGGCTATAGCGCCCTTCCGGGTTGCCATCGCTATGCTCGGCACTGTTCGGGCAGATGACGCCCGCCCATCCTGCAGGGTTCGGTAGCGACAGCAGCAGCCCCTGCCCCGAGAGCCATGCCATCACGTCATCCGCCCCATCATCCGACAGTCGGATCGGGCGCACGCCGAGCGACTCGGCAGGCGCTGGCGTGACACCAAGCGCGTCGCAGATAGCCTCAAGGGTGTACTCGCGCTCGGGGTGGAACTCGACCAACTGCGCAGCGAACCGCTCGCGTCCGGGCTTTAGATTGATCGACCCCGGCAGCCGGAAGTTGCGCACTGGGTTGCAGGCGCCGGGGTCGGTGTAACCGGCGTCAGCGATCGCTTTAATGGCTGCAGCGTACTCGGCCTTCGTTGGCTGATCGTCCAGGCTGAACGCGTAGCCCCATTGGAACGATCCGGCGGACGTCTCGATAATCCATGTCGGCGGCAGTTGCGGTGTCTTCGGCGCCTTGATCGGGTCGCCCACGTCGTCCAGCACCATGACGAGGACGTACTCGCAATTTGCAGCACTCGCTGACGGTTTGCCATCGATAAAGCGGTCAACGATAAACGACGCGGTGTTGCCGTACCACGCCTGATCAGGCTTGATCTTGCGCGCGTCGGGTAGCGCAGCAGGCCAAGTGCATTTGATCGCACCATCGGCGTGGAACTGCAGCTCACCGTCTTTTAGCTGTGGCTTTTGGCGCACAATCAGCGCCGTCTCGCCTTCAGGTGCGAGTTTTGTGTAATAATCAAGAAATTCCAAGTGACCCCTCCATTTGGTTGAGCCGCCCCGCCAGGCGGCTTTTTTATTTTCCGTACCGCTCCATGACTTTGACGCCTGCCTTCAAGGGCAACCCTTGCGCCCATGCGGGCGCCGTACACATGACCTCGACTAGCCGCTGCTTGGATGCTTCAGGGTCAGCGGCCTCGAGGACGATCTCATCGTGAACGTGTAGGACTGTTTCGGGAAGTTGGCGTAAAGAATGCCGCAGCAAGTCGTGCGCGATTGCCTGCGTTATATTCTCACAGGCGAGCCCCCGCCACAAGCGCGCTCTCGGCCATTCCTTCGCATCCGCTGCAGGCTTCCATGCCGCCTTAACGTAGGTGATCTCATCACCTTCAAACTTAGCAAATGGATAGCATAGGATGCGGCCTGACGGCAGCGCGTACCACAGGTGCTGACCGTCATACATGTAGGTGATGCGTCCGACCGGGAACTCGCGCCCCGGGTTGCGTAGCGCACGCGTGTACGCCTCCTCGAGCTTGCTCCAGTAGCGCACCGCCCACGGATTAGCGCGACGCCATGCGTCAACGATCCGGCGGGAGTCGGACTCGGGCAGCACAATGCCGTAGTTGCGACCCATCGCCGAGAACGCACCGACCGAGCCACCGAAGCCAAGCGACAGGATCGCGACCTTGCCGATCTGGCGCTCCTCGGACTCGTCGCCAATGTCCTCCTCGGGCATACGGTAGATGCCTGCGGCCTCACGCTTGTAGATGTCACGCCCCTGCCGGAAGACGTCCAGCACCGACTCGGCCTGCGGGTCAGCGGACGCCCACGGTGTGACGCGTGCCTCGATGGCTGACCAGTCGGCAACGACGAAGGAATGTCCGGGCGCTGGAATCAGTGCGGGCCGGAGCATTCCCCGGAGAACATCTGTAATGCGTTTTCCAAATCTTGGGGTGACGCTGTGGCCTCGCACCATAGCGTGGCGTACTGCGTCGGGTTCCTTGGCGCACTTACGAGTGAAGTTGTGAAATTGAGCGCCGTAGGAGCTGGCGCGTCCAGTGGCGGATCCACCAGCGAAAACGAATGCGCCCCGTACGCGATGGTCTTCAACATCCGCGAGAGCTGCAAGGCGACTAAACTTCGCGACCGAAGACGCCCAGATGTCACTCGCACATTGAATGACGTCCGCAACATTGGCCGGAATCTCATCGGGGTTTTCCTCTGCAAAGTTAAGCAAGTTAGCGCGAACGGCCTTGTCGATAGAATACTTCTTTTCGCCGTCTTTGTAGACCACCATCATCTCTTTCGCCTGCGGCCCGACGCGCTCCAACACCCACTCACGCATACGCGGGCTGCGCACGGAGGCGATTGCGCCCTCGGTCACTTCGGCCACGATCCGCTCGATGTCGTCCGTCTCCTGCGACGCGTAGCTGATCGCGGCTTGTGCTAACGGCAGGTCGAGCAACACGCCTTTATCGTTGATGCGCTCATTGACATGGTAATCGAGCAGCTCGTCATCCGACAGGTCGCGCATGGCCTTACTGATGGCGCGCATGGCACGGACGTCCTGCTCGCAATACTGGATCATCTCGGCCATCAAGGCCGGGTCATTATTGAAGGTGCCGTCAGCACGAGGTACTGATAGAAGTCTAATAAGTTGCGATCCTCGGTGGTCTTTGCGCATGTTGCTGCTGATGGCGCGTCCGACATCCTCAAGGCTGCCCGGTAGGCAGTTAGCACGCGCTTGAGTAGCGGTGCAGTAGAACTGCTCGAGTTGAAAGTTACACTGTAAAACGTACCAGAATATGAGTCGCTCGAACGCCGCATTGTGAGCGCGTATCTGCCCCGTGTGCTGGCGAACAGCATCGGGAAATGGCATGTCGGGAGTCCAGGTGACAACCTCGTCATCGTCAAACGCGTAGGACATGCAAAGTACATCGGTGGTTCCGTCTTGCGCATAGTTATAGACTCCCCGTGTGGTGAGGTCGCAGCGGCTGCGCGTTTCCATGTCAACCCACAAAACACTCATGATTTTTTCTGTAGAGGGGTGGCCCCGGTCATCCAGGAAGTGTCAGGCTGATCCGACCAAAGATGCCTGACATCAAAATGACCAGAGCCATAGAAAAGGTGGGCCTACTCGCTGCGTCCGGCTTTCTCATGCTGGTGGTGCGTTCCAGCTTCCGGCATCCGCTTTGGGCCCGTGTTACTTAACCGCGACGACGACGTGCTGGTGCAGCCTCGGCAGCAGGCGCT